TCTTTTGTAATATGCTTATGAGCTGGAAACGTTTTATCTTTTGGCATTTTAAAGATGTCTTGCTTTTCACCGACACTTTTCATTATGTCAAAAGGGCTTTTATTTTTCTTCATGTTGAGTAATTTCCTTTGGTCTTTCTGCGACTTCTAGCATTTTATCATCAAATCCACCAAAAGATACGCCTGTTAGTTGAGTTACCTTTGTTGATTGCTTATCTTCTAAATCTAAAATATCAGCTAATTTAAATAAAGCTCTCAACTTCACATCTTCTTTCTCCGCCAACTCTGCAGTACTTTTAATACCTTTTAAAATATATTCTTCAGATATACCTAATTCTTCTAGTACTGGTTTTAATTCTTCTTTCACTGCTGTTAATACCCTCTCAGTTTTAACTAGCTCTAAAGATTTTTCTAAAGCATACTTCCCATTATTAGTAGGAAAAGCTTTTAGATAAGCTTCTCTAGGAGCTAATTTTTCAATACTTAGGTAATAAACAAAAAGCTCTTCTTTTTTAGTAAGGTATCTAGGCTCATTGTTTTTAACTCCAGAAAAAGAATAAATGTTTTCTCTTTTAGAAGTATCCATTTGTTTACTTTTACTTGCTATAAACGTTCCTGTACAAGTACCTACATAGTAAACTATTCTATCTTTACCCTTGCGTCTTAGCATTTTCCCTTTACGCAATACTTGGATTACACAGCCATCATCGGCCTCAACCCAATCTCCTATATCAGAAGTTTTCCATGGAACTACCTTTATTTCCGATGGTACTTCTTCTAGATCTTCAAATACTTTATGCTCTTCTCCATTTACCCTATAGGTACGCATATTAGCATTTCCATTTACGCCTTGCTTTACACGCTCTTTTATCTGGAGTTTTGCTACAATCTATGTTGTATTTTTTGATTTGACCTAAAGATCTAGCGCAATATGATTTTTTACGAGGGCCACCTTCTGGCTGAGGTGCTTTTAAATCTGAACCAGGGTTTGCAGCCTCATAGGACTTTCTACCCTTTTCATTTAAACCACCTTCAGAGTTTTGACCTTCTTTTCTTTGCCATGCTGCTGATTTAGCCATTACTCACCCTCCTTATATATAGTTTTTTGATACCTGTATTCAACGGAATCAGTTTCTTCGCCTTGTATTTCAGTTCCTACTGGAACAAATAAATCTTTAGCTAATTGACCTGTAACTCGATGTTTCTCCCCAACGGGGTGAATGTCTCCTTCGTACGGTCACCTGTGAAATCCTTCAGGTACTATATCTTTTTTAATTAATGCTTTCTGCTCTTTAGTAACTTTTTGCACTTTTTGCTGCTACCATAGATGAAGCATCTGTAGTTGTACTTACAGGTTTTTTATATTTAGCAAATTTACCCTTATAAGCCATACAATCAGCTTTTTGTTTTGGGTCCTTTATCTTTTTGCACATTTCTTTTCCTGGCATGAGGTTTCTCCTTTTTAAGTTTACTTAGTTCTTCAATAACCAAATCTTCTAACCCGTATGTTTTCCTAGCTAATGCAGCTAGTAAGTTTTCTACTCTCTCTAAACGTTCTTTAACAGTATCAAGCTTCTCATTTAAAGACCATCCGTCTAATCTCATAATCTCTCCTCTTATTTGCGCGAGCGAAGCGAGTAAGATAATTGCGAAGCAATTAAATTAAGCCTCACCAACCTCACCGCTATAATTTATATCCCAATAGTCCTCATCAATTTCTACTTCTTTAGGCATTGGTAAAAATACTGGAGGCTCTGTACCGCTAACAAACTCTGAAATACTTTCTATTTCTTCCTTGTTGTCATCATAGACAATCTCTAAAGTATAAGTTTTTAAAGCCATAAACACCTCCTTTTAAATACAATTTAGTACACTAGTTTACTATTTTTAAAATTAATATACAACTACTTTTTTAAATTGCATAACTACCTTATAATAAAAGACTTATAGCTATTTTGCAAATATTCTATTTTGCAAAATTCGGACTGGTTAAGCAATCCTAATCTTCTTTAGATTCTTTTTCTTTTAAATCCTTAGCTTTTTTAACTAAGAAGTCTTTAAACTTTTCGTCATTACCTTGAAATTGTATATACATATCTACTGCACTTACATACCTTTGTACGATACTTTCAAGCATCATAAGTCTTTGACCTAAATGATTGATCTCTCCTACTATTTCTTTATTTGTTGGTTTCTTTGGCATCTCTCTCCTTCGGACCATCCTGGCTCGTTACTTCGCTTCAACCACCCTCAAAGCCACATAAATTACACCTATACTTGCAGTTAACAGCATATGCAGGTTGACCGCAGCCAAGACAGGTTACTTTTATAGTGGGCATTATTTGGTAAGTTTAACGAGCTCTAGGTCTCTTACTTTTGAGTTATTAGGGCAGAAATCTACTTTTTTCATAAAAGCAGTAATCTCTTTATCCGACATAGGTTCTTCGAATACAACCCTAAAAGTTAGTTTAATTTCGTTGTGCTTCATCTCACAATTTATAGAAAAAGTTTTAAAAATACAAGGATTTTATCATACGGTCTTATTTATATGTGAGTACCCCTTACGGGGATTATTTGCTATCGCTTTTTAGTTATTTTTGATTTGAGTTTTTTTGTGTTATTTTAGTTTGTTTGTATGTTTTATTAATCTAATAAGAGGAGGGTCTTAACTTCGTAAGAAATAAGAACTACTCGAACATGCGTATCGATATAGGCAAGGGCCAGCTGTTAACCAAAGGGTTGCATGATGCAATCATGTTGGAAGCACAGCAAGCAATTGCGTATCTACCTGCAGAGGATAAAGTGAACATGGCATTAGCCTTAGTCGCTGCTCCAAAGATAGATGACCATAATAGTGTAACTAATATGGCTATTGAGCTAAAGAATAAGTTAGAGGAAGCTAACAATGTTATCTCTAGTTTACAAGCTCAGATGAATGCGCCTGCTTCGAACAGTACAACAACACCGTAGTCTATTGACACGAGTACAGTGAAGTTGTTTGAGGTTTGGGAGAACCTTGTCTGTGAATTACCAAATCTCCCTTTTTCACCTATATTCTTCTGTTTATATGGTGAAGGAGTTATGTAAATATCATAAAGATAAGGAGAAGAGAGTGAGTTACCTTGGATTATCGATAGACCACTGGATGTTTCAAGACAATCAGGGGAATGTTTACGGAGTTCCATTGAATAGTGCTGATACATATGGTAGAGCGTGGGAGATTGCGTTCGACTATTTCTTCAGCGTATAATATAATGGACTTATACCAGACTTATACCATGTGATGTACACTATATTCATGTGGTATACAGCTCTGTTTCGGGTGTTTAACTACGCCTTATATCATAGTGGACAAACCACCTCGGGTTATGCATAATAGAGGCCACGTTAGTGCGGTAGCAAAGATGTAACAGGACATACCTGGAAGTCATGCAGCGTCCACTTGAATTTATGCGGGATGGAGGAGTTGGTACCTCGATTGGTTCATAACCAATAGGTCGGCAGTTCGAATCTGTCTCCCGCAACAAAAGACTATGTAAGTGAATAACTTATAAAGATATTGGCAGTCATTGTGACGTAAGAATTAACCAAGCCACTTATATAGCAAGAATTACGTAAGTAATCGGCAGCATTGTGTCGTTAGGATAACTGTGGTAACACAGCCAAAGTGAATGGGTCATGGAATATAGCCCTAGTAGCGCCATCATGTGGTCTAAGAATGCAAGCTCTATCGTTAGTTATCTTCGTCTCATGGGCGACAGCTGAGAGGCTTAGGTGATTAATACCTGATTGGGATTCAGGTTGCGAGTGGTGACACTTTATAGATCAAAAGAGTAGGATGATAAGGCTAAGCTGTGGTAGCAAAGTCGGCATCCATTGTCAAGGTGACTGTCTTGTAGAAATATAAGAGAGAGTAAGCGTGCCTGATACAACTTAGATGAGATTCACCAGATTTCATGTGAAGGAATTGAGTGTAGTATTTACTAGTTCAAAAGACAAGTAAGCTACGACTGTTATGGTCTCGATCCAACACTCCCCGTTTCCACTTTATAATGTTAACACATTAAACATAAAATGATAACGTAAAAGAAAAATTACATAGCACGATTCAGAGCAAAGGGCTCTAGACCTCTTGAAAAACCAGAGGATAGTGTTGCTCTCAAGGCAATGCTAGGAGGTGGGGAAAGATACTAAGTCATAACATTTATTTGTTATGTTAGAATGGGTAGCTCCTGTTATTAGCGTCATATAACTGCTAAGATAACTGAATCGATAAGAGTGGTAGTCTATAACTACTGAGCTTTGAGGGATACTAGATGGCAACATTTAGTGGACAAAGAGGAGAATTTCATAATGACTCCAAAGACTCTCAATTTATAGATATAGTCTCAGTCTATAACCAATTACTTATAACTTATAAATTAGGAGAAATATATATGCATGCTAAACCTAGAATTGTATGTAAAGATGGATTCTCAATGTCTGTACAAGATGGAGAACACCATTATGCTATACCTGGAGAAACATCTGAAGTAGGATTTCCGTCTGATATAGAAGAGCTATTAATGCCTTATGTTGAAGATGGTGAAAGACCATTAGACACTGTATATGCTCATGTACCTAATGTTGTTGTTGTTAAAATAATAAATAAACATGGAGGACGTGATAATGGGAAAGATTAAAAGTTATGTTCAAGATTGGCTAGACAAATGTGGTAATGATTTAGGATACAATCAAAGAACTGCACCAGAATTAAAAGATTTAGATGTAGTAAGAGAGAATAGATTACCAGTGTGGCAATATTATGGCTTTAAGAGTCAAGAAGAATACTGGAATGATAAATATGGACTAGATGATGAGCCTCATGATTTAGAGGACATAGAACCTATAGAATATTAAATGGAGGAACCAAATGAAGCAAGCAATAATATGTGATGTGGATGGAACTGTAGCTCTTATGGATTTTAAGAAAAGAACTCCATATGACTACATAAAGGCTGATGAAGATAAACCTAATCAACCTGTGATAGACCTCGTGTTGAATACAGCAAAGGCTTTAGAATGTTATATAGTCTTTCTATCAGCAAGAGAAAATGTGAACTTTTCAAGCAAACGTAGTAAATATAATAATGCTTATGACCTAACAAGAGACTGGATTCACAAAAATGTCTTTGATAGACTAGGCTCACCGCATCCAATACCAGGATGGGAATTAATACTACGTGAGAAAGGTGATCATCGTAAGGATTGCTATGTTAAATATGATATATACAACAGTCAAATAGAAAATAGATATGACGTTAAATATGTATTTGATGATAGAAATCAAGTAGTTGATATGTGGAGAAATGGTCTGAGCTTGCAATGTATGCAGGTGGCAGATGGTAACTTTTAACAATAAATGTGGAGGATAAATGAAGCATTTAAGCAATATAGTACCCTGGATTAAATATACTTGGTCATTTAGTATGACTTTTGTGACTTATATGTTGATTAGAAACGTATTCTCATATAATTCATACTTGTGGTGGCCATTTAAACACTGGATTCAAGACCACACTTTTGAGTCAGTTATAGTTTTAAGTCTAATAGGCTATTGGATGTCTAATAAATGTAGGAAAACACGTAAATAATGGGCTTTGATTTATCTGGTATAAAGCCGTGTCATCCCGACTCTGTTCCGTGCGATGAACCCACAAGTAGTCCATGGGACGGGGATGGCAGTAAACAATCGTGGAAAGCTTATTGGGCTTGGATAGAAAATACACCTGGAGCTTACTTTAGAAACAATGTGTGGTATTGGAGACCATTATGGACTTATATATGTCAAGAATGTGAAGATATTTTATCATTACAAGACATGGAACGTGGTAGTTATAATGATTTTCATGAAATATCTAAAGAAAAGGCTGTAAAAATAGCTGATAAGTTGGAAGAACTATTAAATGAAGGTAAAGTAAAGATATATGCTGAAGAATATGAGAAAGAACGTAAAGAACTTGAAGATTCTGAAGAAAAAGATGTCAAATTTATGTCTAACTACCCATTTAATATAGACAATGTTAAGAATTTTGCTGAGTTTGCCAGATATTCTGGTGGATTCAAAATAGGTTAGGGAGGTATTATGAAATGTATAAAATCAATGACCACTAGCAAAATAGTTAGGACAAATGATGGAGCTGCTGAGATGAAAGTGGCTTCTGGAGACTGGGCTTACATTGCTAAGAAAGAATGGAAAGACCTAGTTCGTGATAGAAACTTAAACAATAAAAAAGATAAATAGGAGGCATTATGCCAAAGATTAACTTATTAAACAATTCATCTTCATTTGCAGAAACTGAAGTTACATCAACAACTGTTGGTTCATTAAGACGTGAGCTTGACCTACAAACTCATACTATTAATGTAAACAGAACTGTAGTATCTGATGATTATACATTAGAAGATGGAATGAATGTAGCTGCTGTATCATCTAACAAAACTGGTGGTAAAGAAGTTAAGTAGGATTGTGTTAGGTCATGAGGGAGTGATACGTGTTTACGTAAACCACCCATTGGTGTTGTAAAATCTTCACTCCCAATTGATATAAACTTTAACTGGAGAATATATGGAACTAGAACGATATAGTATCGATGTAAAAACTGCTATGGACGATCTATATATAGGTCCTCAAGCAAATGTGTTAGAAACAATAGCAAGATTTAACAATGAATGGGTAAGGAATCCAAATGACAATTTAGGTATTACTCCTAAGTTTAGGTGGAAACCTGGTACTTATGACAAAGTTAAGAATGTGTTGTCTCAAAGATGGCTGCAGTGGGATAAAAGACCAAGTGGAATGGAAAGTTTGTTTAGCAGAGAAAGAACTTACTCAAAGAATAGAGTAAAAGAAGCGTTGTTATCATTAGATAGGTTATTATATGATTTAAGAGATTCAGGTCAGACATTTATTACTGATACAGATGAAATAGAAGGGCACTTTAATCTATTTAAAACAACGTTAGAAATGCAATTAGAGAAACTTAGAGAAGTATTTCCTGATTCACAAGTATACATACATGAAGGAGATAACTTTGCAAGTACAACTGTTCAAACTAAAATATGTATACCTGATTTAAAAATAAATGTATCTGTTGGAGACAGAAATAATCAAAATAGAGAACTAGGAGTTATTGACTTTGGAGGTTTAACATTTAGTTTAACATTTCCTTTGTCAATATGGTTTAATACTTTATATCCTTATTTGAATTTAGAGCAAAATCAGTTAATTCATAATGATATTAGACTACAAAGTAAACTTTTA